AAATGCTTTAGAAAGACTAAATAGAGTATTTTGATTTGCTGGCACTGACACTACTGAAATTTCATGTAGTTCCAATTCTTTTACTACAAACAGCTCTGCGGCTGCATTGTATTCCGCATCAACGATTCGGAATCCGATACTAAATGCGGTTAGTACACCGTCTTTTACAAGATTAAATACATCTTCTGCTGCTGACGAGATTCTGGCTTTAATCCACAATCCCTTTTCATCAATTCGATGTTCTACCATTCGGCCAACTGGTTCACTATGGTCATGGTAAGCTAGAATTACTGGATTTTTCAAGTAATTACCGATACCCTTTTCCCATACACTAGGTGGCACTACGTCACCTTGACGGTCTACATCATTGGTACTTGCGTAACCGCTGACAAATACACTGTCAATAGGCTCTGTAATTGCTGGTAGAGTATCACTCTTGATAAAAGAGCTATTTAAGTATAGCACCTTGTTTTTATCTACCATAATTTTCCTTTATTGCTGATTATCTTGAGGTTTTGTACCGGTTGGTCTTCCACCCTTAGACGGATCAGCGGCCGATCCTGCAATATTAGCAGGTATTCTTAAATCGTCATTCCCAGCTATTGTAGGATAACGTAATTCTATTCTGGCTTCATTTGGTGTTATAATGCCGTTATTAACTAATGTTGAGTGGTATGCTGCAATGTCTTTTAGGTCTGGTTGTAATGCGGATACAGTACTTGTGACTGCTTCTACATCATATCCGTAATATCGTTCTAGTGCAGAAACAAACTTCCTAACAACAGGAATTACTGTTTCTAGGTAAAATAGTCGTAAGTTTGGCGAAATGTTAGCATTATTACCACCCTGCAATAAGATAGGCGGTACACCAATTACTTGCATAATTTTTTCGCTATGAGTTTTGATTGACTGATCAAAATCCATATCGTTAAAGTTTTGATTACTTACTGAAGCAGGTTTTAGTCCTGAATCTAAAATAACTGGGCGCTTGCCACCCTGCTTTGAACTGTACTTTTGTAACCAGTAGTTAATTGTTTTTTCTTTGGCAACTTGTGAAAGCGTGTTCTCACTAGTTAATACTAAACCAAATACAGCACCATTTTCAAAGAACTGCTCTTGAAAAGTTTGCATTGAGTATAGGGTATTAATAGTTTTTTGTGCAGCCTCCAATCGTGAGGAGCCGCGATAAATTGACTGAGAATTTAAGTCCCTAAAGTGGAACACTTCAGTTTCTTTAAAAACTACTACACCGTTGTATCTATAGCCACTAATAAATGTTTTTGTATCTGTTAAGATTTCAACACTTATTGCTGGTAGGTGATACATAAAAGCCCCGTCAAAGTGAATGAACACGTTGCCTTCCAAAACAAGATCTTGGAAAATAGCTTGACGAAATTCTTGTACGCTTTGATAGGGGTTTGGACGGTAGTTAAGTAAGTTAACTAATGTTTTTTGACGAATACCAGTAACGATACCGTCATTTGTTTTGTCTTTTACGTCGTAGTCTAATGAACTGCATGCTGACACCAGCATATTAACGCTTCTATTGACTGCTTCTAATTTCTTAAATGCTTGTTGATAGGTAATTGTAGCTGTTGTAGTTACAAATGTACCTTCACCTTGCGCAATTCTAGCCTGTGCTGGGTTTAGTTTTTCTATAACCCAGTCACGTGTATTTGTTAAAAAGCCCATAATTTATCCTAAGTAAATTGGCTAAAAGGTGACCCATAGCTTGCCTTAGGAATTTCTAAGCCATTAAGTTTGTTGCGCTGTAATTCAATCCAGCGTGTTTGCTTAGCCTCACTACCCGTTTGTGGAGTTTTACCATAAACACCGTGAAGTTGAACATGATGACGATTACATAGGGTGTAAACTTCTTCATACAATTCAGTACGATGCTCCGCAATAAACTCATCACGAACAGCTAAGATGCCACTATCAGTGCTGATATCATAACCTTTCTTAGCCGCCCAAGTATTTACTAGGGTAGTAATAGAGTGGGTATGATGTAATTCTAAGTCCTGACTAGTTTTGCAAATATAACAAGTGGCTTGTTTTTCGTATGCACTCTTGGCTCTGTCTCTTATCCATTTGACTGCAATACGCTTATTGGTATTGGCGGCCATATTATTTTAATGTTGCACGCAACATCCATGAATGCTTTTTGTGAGCATTTTGACGATCAGCCAAAAAGTTTGAAAAGCCGTGATCGCCTTGCTCTTCAGCCTGCACAAACGCAGCTTTAAACATTTCTGCTAATTTGTCACTATCAGTCAACAACTCTTGGGTCATGCCCATTGCAGTAGGTACACTATCTTGATCTTCAATAGTACTTAAGCGCTGCAATAAACCTAGTGATGCAGGAGTATAGCTTTGTAGTGCACGCAATTCTTCAGCAAAGGTATCAATGGACTCGTATACCTCAGTGTAGATACGCTCAAATAATTGGTGAAATTCTGTAAAGTCTGCACCTTCCACATTCCAGTGAAAATTTGCCGACTTTAGGTAAAATGCAAACTCGGTAGCAAATAAGGTTTGCATATTTTTTAAATAAAGTTCTTTGTCCATATTTTCTTTCAGTACTTTTTAATAGGTACTTGTTGTATCCTAGTATTATACACCCTAGGCACAAAATTGTCAATACTAATTTTTGTAGTACCTAAACAGTGTAGGTATAAAGAGCATAGCGAACGGCATCAGCCATGTGACTATATTCATCATGTGTAGGGCGCTCACGCTGTAGTCCCTCACGTTGGTCCCAGCGATACTGATCAAACATTGCACGTACATGAACACAGTGTGGAGCTACCTTTAGTCTGCCTTGTTGCAGTAGTGTTTGCACGTAAGCAATACCAGGTAACACATCTTTTTTGGCTTTAGTAGTTGAGATATTGTAGAGATAGGCTAAATCACTGGCAAATTGTGCAGCAGCACTATCTATAAAGGTTACTTCCACACCGTGCTTATCATTTAATTCCTGAAATGCAGTTGCATGCTGCTCTGTAGTTTGTTCAGACTTTAAGTATTCGTCAACAATAAAAAAGCAATCGCGGTTCCAATCATATACGATAGCGCAATAAGCAGTAGCGTCTCTGTAACCAGGATCGCACCCAGCAAATGCCTCACCTTTGAGGTCTTCAGGTACGTCAATAATGTCGTCATCTTTTAGTGTATAAATTTGGCCTTCGAATGTGGTAAACGATGCTAAGTACTCTTGTTCAAACTCAGCTTTAGACATTGATCTTTTAGCCTCAGCTACATCCGATTCTGCCATTCTGGTATTTTCAGAATAGTCGGCTTGTAGTGAGATCCATTCAGGAAAGTTCTCATCAAAGCCACGTTGCCAGAATTGGCTAAACCAATTGTTACGACCACGAGGAGTACTAATAAAAATAGCTTTTGCATTAGGTTTATCCAAAGTAGGGCGAAGTGCTACATTAAAAGCAGCCTCACCACCTTCACCCAATGCAGCCTCATCAAAAATAATTAAGTCGTAACTACGACCTACAGTTGAATCTACCGTTGACAGTGATCCCATACGAATGGTGCTACCATTCTCTAACTCAATGATCTTGTCTTTAAGATTGTCTCTGGCAACTTCCAAGTCAAAGTGTTTAATCAACTTACGCTGTAGTTCAAAACTGATTGAACTTAAATTATAATTAGGTGATATAATTAATACATTTGAGCCAGGTACTAAGGTAACTAATTGGCCAATAATGTTGGCAATATAAGTTTTACCTAATCTGCGTGCTAATGCTGCACAGATAAATCTATACTTAGGATCGTTAACTGCATTAATTAATGCAATTTGGGGTCTGTTGATAGTATCCCAAACATTTAACAATTTAAGATAGTTTGTGATAGGTAGTTTAATAAACCTGTTGCTAGGGTCAAATTCTGTGATTGCGTCTACATTGACGTCTTGGCGGGAAACTACAAGCATTTAATTATCTATTTCTTTTAGTATAAAGCCTAACCTGTCACCGGCCACACTTGGGTAGAATTCGTCTTGCCAAACAGGTATAATGGTATTGGCTGCGTGGTTGCTAAAGTCATCGTTGTATCTAAAGTGTGCTTCAATTACCTTAGTACCTATTACTTCAACATTAAACCAAGGATACTTGTTGGCAATTACCTGCAATATTTCTGGTAGCTCAAAAGTATCTTTAACCTTAGTCCAGCGACTAAATCTGTCTAGTCTGTTTGCATCAGTTCTAAAGCCTTCCACTGCTATGGTCTGAACTCCAAAGCTGTAGTCAAAGCTTAGGTGCCTGCCAAAAAATCGCTCACACCAAAAATATCCTGTAGGAATGGTGTCTGACTCCAAATATTCTATGGTAGCACCTAAGGACATCATTTTTAGGTTGATG